TGACAATAGCATCTGGTGCGACAGTGACGAATTCTGGCACTGCTTCTGGGTTCGGACTCTTCTCATCTTACGCAATCATCGCAGATCAGAAAGCACAGAATACTCAGGGTGGTACATTCACATCAGGCGCATGGCGTACACGGGATTTGAATACCGAAATTGCTGACCCTGATGGGATCGTTTCAATTGCATCAGAACAATTCACATTAGCCGCTGGAACATATCTAATAAAATGGAGCGCCCCCGCTGCGCTTGTTACAGCGCATAAATCACGCCTGTACAACGTGACTGATACAGCAACAGTTGGTGTAGGGTTGTCTGCTTACGCAAATGATACTTATTGGGGTGGTTCAACATCTTCTGGGGCCGCTAGAACAACAATTGCTGGATCGACGGTGTTTCGGATTGAGCATCAATGTGGTTCCACTCAAGCAACCTATGGGCTAGGAATCACATCAAATTTCGACACCGAACAATACACCCTAGTCGAAATCTTCAAGGAGGCGTAATGGACATCAATCTTTGCATACATCATTTAGGTCTTAACGCCAATTTTTATCGGCTAACCCAATCACCACCACCACATGAGTTCGTTGAGTGGTCTGGCCCTGACCCACAACCAACACAAGCGGAACTAGAAGCAGCATGGGCTGCGATAGAGGCTGATACAGACTATCAAGCATTTCTTGTTCTTCCAGAACTGGGGTATCCGAAATGAGTGAAGTTAAAGTCGATACGATCTCGGAACGCACTGCCGCAAATGGCATTGTTATTGATGGAGTCACAATCAAGGACAGCGGGCTAACGATTCCTAGTGGGGGTGAAATTGATATTGCTTCTGGCGGGACTTTAGATGTAAATGGAACTATTGATGTAACAGGGGCGACTGTTTCGGGATTAACAACAGGCAAAGTTTTGCAAGTTGTTCAAGCAAACAAATCAGATATTTTTAGTACTACTGGTAGAACTTTCGTTGATGTTACAGATTTATCCTTGTCGATTACTCCATCAAGCACCTCAAGCAAAATTTTAGTTATGTTTACAGGAATGCTTTCGGGCGACACAGGCGCAACAACTCAAGTCAACCTCTTAAGAGATTCCACAATTTTAGGAGAGGGTGCTACTGGGACTGAAAAAGCATCAATAAGCAATTATGCAACTAGTAGTCAAACATATAATTCTGGATTGAATTGGTTGGACTCACCATCTTCAACATCATCTTTAACCTATAAAGTTCAATTAGCAACAGATAACACCGTAGGTGTTGTTGTTTACCTTAATCGTAATTCAGGAGATGCTAACTACACTGGCTCATCAAGCCTAACAGTCATGGAGATAGGCGCATGAATCACCAAGCAATCTATAACCTATATCCCAATGTTGTTTCTATTGATGACAGCATAGGGCCAATGGACAAAGATGGCAACCAAGTTCCTGTTGTTCAATCAGATTACGAAGCAGAGGTCGCACGACTGCAAGCAGAGCAAGACGCAACACAATACAAGCGTGATCGACAGGCTGAGTATCCGTCAATTGACGAACTAGTTGTTGCTTTATGGGAAGGAGTAGTAGAAGAACGTATGGCATCTGTCACTGCGTTGGAAGGAATACGACAGTCAATTAAAACAAAGTATCCTAAAGGTTAAAGTATGGCATTAGAAAGCGCAAGTTTTATTAGTGGGTTGGTAGACACCAACCCTACAGGTACAGATGCAATTAGTCAGGGTGACGATCACCTTAGACTAATTAAAACTGTTTTAAAAAATACATTCCCTAATGCTGATGAAGCCGTAAATGGTGTTCATACTTCTGCTTCGGCGCCTAGTCCAACTACAGCAGGGCTAATTTGGTTTGACACTACAAATAATTTATTAAAAATAAGGAATGAAGCAAACAGTGATTGGGTAGTTTTAAGGGCGCTAGAAGGCGGGAGCCTTCTTAAAACAACTCATGCTATTCAAGCGACATCATCTACTTTTAGATCAGATACTTATGTAGATGTAGGATGGTCAATTGCTCACACTTGTTTATCTGCTTCTTCTAATTTGTATATTCAAGTTGATGGAATGAATGATATTTTTTCATCATGGGATGGTGGAAGTGATCATCAATATACTTATATTAAGTTAGCAAATACTTCTGGAACTTTAATTACTGGGACTACAGATAATATTCTTGTTGGAGATATTAAATCTAAAGTTGATTCTGGATTATCTACAGAAGAATTTGGATTTGGATTTTCACATCTTTGGAAAGTAATACCTGCAAATAGACCTGACACACCTAGCGCTGTTGGTTCAAATACTTTTGACATTTGGTCAAAACAACCACTAGCGTCAGCAGGTGGAACCGCTTTTAATAATGGAACAATGATGGTTTGGGAGATTGAAGAATGAATAACGTAACACTTAGCAACATTCTTTGGGCTGCAGTTCCGAATGAAGGGTTTGGTATATACGGGTCAATAGAAAATGAGTCAGACTACAACAGTAATGTTGTGTACAATGACCCATCAAAAAAACCATCATGGTCAACAGTGCAAGCAGGACAAGACCCAGAGCAATGGAATGTAGTTAAAGCAGAGCGGAAAGGTAAACTTGTTGCTTGTGACTGGACTGTTCTAACTGACGTTCCAATGTCTGATTCTGAAAGAGAACAGTGGGAAGTATACAGGCAAGATTTAAGAAATATTACAACTCAACCTGATCCTTTTAATATTACATGGCCCACGCCACCAGAATAAATGCCACTAATACCTTTTGATAACGTAGGCTCTATAGGAATAATTAAGGATATACCTCCTTATAATCTTCCACAAGGTGCATGGTCTGACGGAAACAATGTAAGATTCCTTGATAACGGTGTAAAAAAGATTGCAGGTTACAAGGAAGTGATGGCTACTTGTCCGTTCGCTCCTTACTACATTCATCCTTACTTAACTGTCGCAGGAACATACTACTGGATAGCCTATGGCGCTACAGATATTGCAGTGTATTCAGGAACTACATGGACTGATATTACAAGGCAAAGCACTTTAACTTTAAATGGCGCTGTACTGGCAAGTGCGGCTACTATTACTGTAGATACAGGAGCGGCATTAACCGCCCTGTCTGCTACTGGTACACTAAGGTTAGGTATAGACACTGGAACTTCTAATCAATACGAAGAATTAACTTACAGTGCTAGAGACACATCGACAGGAGTTATTACTCTTACAGGCACAACAACATATGCTCATCCTGACAATACTGTTGTGTATGTGTCAGGCTCTACAACTACAGCAGATGATGATTATGGTGCTAATACATCTAGTCGTAGATGGACTGCTACTAACCTTAATGGTCTGGTAGTTGCTACCAATGGATTTGATGCGCCACAAATGTGGCCTTTAAATGCAGGTATACCTAGCACTACAACACCTTTTAGAGAATTACAAAATTGGCCCAGTGGTAATTCATGTAAGTCTATTAGATCATTTAAAACATTTCTTGTAGGTCTTAATTGGAACAGGGCTAACCAAGAGCCACGATTAGTTAAATGGTCTACTGAAGCCGCTTATGGTGCGGCTCCTTCTACATGGGATGAAACTGACGCTACTTTAGATGCAGGTGAGTATGAGTTATCTGATACGCCCGGGGACATTGTAGACGGCTTACCATTAGGTGATTCATTCTTAATCTATAAAGAAGATTCTATTTACATTATGAACTATGTAGGAACTCCCTACATATTTTCTTTTAAACTTCTTAGCCCTACTGTTGGCGCATTATCTAAAGAGGCTATCAAAGAGTTTGATGGTGGTCATTTCTTTATTGGTAACAGTGATTGTTATATATGCAATGGTCAGACTGTAACGCCACTACTTCCCAACAAAGTCCGAAGGGCAATGTTTGAAGACTTGTCTGGAGAAAACTATCAAAAATGTTTTGTTGCCGCAGACTATGTGCGTAATGAAATGCTTGCTTGCTTCCCTAGTTCTGGCAGTGATGTAGTAGACAAAGCCCTTATATGGAACTGGAAAGATAACACTTTTTCATTCAGGGATTTACCAGATACGTCTTACATACATGATGGTATTATAGATATAACAGCAGGTGCTACATGGAATGCTAGTACAGAAGATTGGGATCTAGGTACAGGTGCATGGGGTGAAAGAAACTATGATAATGTTAAAAAGAACTTAGTATTCTGTGACGTAACTAATACTAAAATATTTCGTGATAGTTTTGGTAACACCAAAGACGGCACTAACATGGTATCGTATATAGAACGTACAGGTCTTGATTTAAATGATCCACAGTCCGTTAAGTTTGTATCTGCTGTATATCCTCAAATTGAAGTTTCAGGTAACAATACTGTTAACGTCTATATTGGCAAACAAATAAGTACAGAACAAGGGATTACATGGGAAGGCCCAGTAGAATTTAATCCTAACAGTCAGTCTAAAGTATCATGTCGCGTTAGTGGCAAATACTTTGGGATAAAAGTAGAGTCTACTACTGACATAGATTGGAAACTACATGGTGTAGCATTTGAAGTACAGCAACGTGGACTTAGAGGTTTAAGAAGTTATGGCTAATGCTCCAGTTAAAAACATTAAATCAGTTAACAGATGGACACCTAACCCTGCTCCAGTAAATAATGAAAACTTATCTGATTACTTGTTTAGCGAACTAAACAGATTGTCCGATATTATCTTTAACTTAGATGTAATGCGATTAGAACAAACTAACATAGACCCTGCTAATACTACAATCGCAAGTGGTAGGGGCAAACCTAGAGATGGTGATATAAGATATGCGGATGGTACGAATTGGAATCCCGGTAGCGGTATTGGCATTTATGCTTACATTGGGGGCAGTTGGACTAAACTCTAATCTATATGCAGACTACAAGTCTACATTTTTAATAGAAAGAAATAAGTACAGTACATTAAACTGGCTGTCAGATGAGACAAGTAATCACTGGCGTGACGTAGTTATAGAAAAGTTAAACGCTAACGGTGATACACACGCTGATGTAATGGCTAGAAGTTATGACTCTTCGTTTAAAGAGGTGAGCAGTGTTAATAGAGTTGCTTGGCGTGATCGTCTTACTAGGTTGCGTAATAAAAATCTGGCTCCTGTAATGTGGCTTATATCTGATGACAGTCCACAAGCCTACAAGCAAGGACTACAGAATCAGATAGACTATCAGAACCAAGTAGTAGATGCAGTAGATGATCTTGTTAGCCACTACGTTGTATGCCTTGAGTGCGATGAGTATTACTCAGCACAAGAAGTAAACGTACTAATACAGAATCTTAGAAACAAGGGTGTTAATAAACCTATTGGTGTACACTTAACCCCCGGAGTCAAACCTGAATACTATGCTCAAGCAGACGTTATCTATTTGCAAACTGGTTTTAACCTGAGTGAGTCACAATTCAGAAAAAGTATCGAAGAAGCACTTAGGCTTGGTAAGCCCGTTGTCGTATCTGAGTACCACCTCAACGGAACAAGTGCGTTGGCGAAAAGGTATGGAGACATTGCTTGCTCGTACAAGGGAGTTGTGGGAACTGGAAACGGCAGAGGATCAGCAACCTGCGAAACAATGCAGTGGGATCAAGGACAAACAACCAAGTCCGAATGGGACAGATGGGAAGACTTCGTAAAGAAAAACGATCAAGAGTTATATGTATTTGCATTAGCACTGGTTACAGTTAGTGCGGCTAACTTGATTAACCTACCATTTATGGCTACGTTTAACTACGCTACAGAAAACTATTACGAGTTGATGATGGTTAGACCTGTTACAGAAACCATAGATACTGGCGTAACAGTTCGTAATGATGGCAAAGTAATGGTATTTGGAAACTGGAGATTTAAATAATGAAAGGAATTAATTATGTGTAGCGGAGGAATGAGTACTGCTGAAAAATATAGAAAATTTGGGGCGGGAGAATACAGTTCTTCAGATTTTGCAAGATATGTAGATAATGACGCAGGGCTTTCAGCATCATGGAAAAAAATTGAAGCAAACCCTAATGCACCAGATAGTCAATATTGGATTAAAAAAGGTGCTACAAGCAAGTCTGCTTTTGGTCGCGCTCACGCCGCTGAAGATGCCGCATTATATTCAGGAAGTTATGGGGATAGAGGTGATACTAAAATAATAAAAGGAACCCCAG